GCCATCACTGTGATCGCTATCTGTGGCTGTCGTTCCGCTGGGCCTGTCCCGAGCAATTCCAGGGCCGCATCCTTCGCCTGTTCCGTCGCGGCCATGAAGAAGAAGCCGGCGTCATTGCAGACCTTCGCGCCGCTGGTTGCGAGGTCATGGACGCCGACGGCACTGGCCGTCAATACGGTTTTCGGGATGGCCACTTCGCCGGATCGATTGATGGCATGATCTTGTCAGGCATTCCAGAAGCCCCGACAAAGCCGCATGTCTTGGAAGCCAAGACGCACAGCCTCAAGTCATTTAATGACGTCGTGGCCAAAGGCGTCAAGGCATCCAAGCCAATGCACTACGCCCAGATGCAAACGTACATGGCGCGCATGTCAGTTGACCGCGCCCTGTACTTCGCCGTCTGCAAAGATGATGACCGCATCTATACCGAGCGCGTCCGGTTTGATAAGGAAGAAGCCGAAAGGCTAGCCGACCGCGCACAGCGCATCATTACCAGCGACAGAATGCCGGAGCCTATCAGCGCCGACCCTACCTGGTATCAATGCAAGTTCTGTGCAGCCGCTGACCTTTGTCACGGTCACAAGCAACTGCCTGATATCAACTGCCGGACCTGCGCTCACTTCACAGCAGAGCGCGACGGATCCGCTACCTGCGCACGATGGCAGTCAGTCATTCCCGATATGGACGCACAGCGCGCCGGCTGTGAGTCGCACGTTATCCATCCTGATCTTGTGCCGTGGCAGTACAAGCCGACCGAACAGGGTACGCACTTGATCTATGTCATTGACGGAAAGGAAGTGCTGAACGGTGCGCCGCCTGCCTTTACCAGTCGTGAGATTGTCGCCAATCCGCTAGGCTGTGCGAATGCTGACAGCGACTTTCTGGACTTGCGCGCCGCCTTTGATGCGAGGGTTGACGGATGAAGCTCCGCGATTATCAGCAGCGCGCCATTGACATGCTGTATGACTGGTTCCGCGAACATGACACCGGCAATCCATGCCTTGTCCTGCCGACGGGAGCCGGGAAAAGCCTGATCATCGCAAGCCTGATACATAACGCCTTGCAGCAATGGCCAGAGACTCGCGTCCTGATGTTGACGCACGTCAAGGAATTGATCGAACAGAACGCCCAGAAGATGCGCGCCGTCTGGCCGAATGCGCCAATGGGCATCTACTCCGCCAGCCTTGGACAAAAGGTGCTGTATGAAAGCATTACCTTCGCCGGCATTCAGTCCATCCACAAGAAAGCGCGACTTCTTGGCCATGTTGACCTGATCTTTATTGATGAGTGCCACATGGTCAGCCACGCACAGCAGGGACAGTACCGGGCCTTTATCAAAGACCTGCAATCCATCAATCCGCATATCCGTGTGGTTGGCCTGACAGCCACGCCATATCGGCTGGGTCACGGCATGATACACGAAGGCGACGACGTGCTATTCAATGACCTGATCGAGCCGGTCACTATTGAAGAACTGGTAGCTGCCGGCTATCTGTCGCCGCTGTCCTCAAAACATACCAGCACAGAGATAGATGTATCCTCCGTCGGCAAGCGAGGCGGTGAGTTTATCGCCGGCCAGCTAGAGCAAGCGGTAGACAATGACGACACAACCGCTCGCATTGTCACGGAGACACTACAGCGCGCCAGTGACTGCCGGTCCCTGCTTTTCTTCTGTACTGGCGTTAGCCATGCACACGGCATTGGCCTTCCCACAACTCATCACAGTTGATGCATCGCGGCTTGTCGACTTCCTCCCGAAGTTCTTTTATCTGTAGCAACTTCGCCTGATATTCTGTCCGTGTCATAAAAACAACCTCTCTTTGATGTTGAAGTATTTGCCTTCGCGCTTGTACAAAATGCGAGAAGGCGGAGCGCATGTGTTGAGCATTGCAGCAGCTTCATCAAGATCAAGCGGCAACGTCGGGGCCATGCTCTTAGCCATCAGGTCGGCCACTATCTTACGGTGCCGACGGCCCATGTCGCCATCCATCAGCACCTGTAAGTATTCGTCAACGTGAGTTGTCAGCCCGCCATAGTAGCGGACAAGCAGCATCTCGTTACCACTGGCTCGGCTTATGTGCTTACGCCATTGCCAGCTTGATACGGTCATCTCCGTTGGCTTGATGCCCATTATGTCATCATCGCGCAGGTACGCGAGCTTTTCCTTTTCTTCCTTCTCCCACTGGTGGCCACAGGTCGGACACTTCATCGTGCCGGCGCTGACAATCTCGGCGCATTGTGGGCATGTCTTTGTCGGAGCCTCGCCCGTTCCTTTCTTCACTTGGGATGGTGGCGCTACGGCCGTGATTGGGCCATGCATCGCCACGTTACCGGCGAAGTCCAGCACCAGGCACTTGCTGGCGTGCTGTTTCAGTCGCATACCACGGCCGGCCATCTGCACATAAAGGCCCGGCGACATAGTGGGGCGCGCCATAACAAGGCAGTCGATGTTAGGCGCGTCAAAGCCAGTTGTCAGCACATCGCAATTAGTCAGTGCGCGAAGTGTGCCGGCCCTGAATTGTTCGATCAGGTTCTTGCGCTTACCTGGCGGCGTGGCCCCTGTTATCACATCAGCCGATACGCCACGGCGGTTTAGCTCATCCGCCATGTGCTCGGCATGGCTTACGCCGGTGCAGAAGAAAAGCAGGGAGCGGCAATCACTGGCGCGCTGTAGTGTCTCTGTGACAATGCGTGCTGTCGTGTCGTCATTGTCTACCGCTTGCTCTAGCTGGCCGGCAATGAACTCGCCGCCTCGCTTGCCGACAGATGAAACATCTATTTCTGTGCTGGTATGCTTTGAGGACAGCGGCGCAAGGTAGCCAGCCGCTACCAGTTCTTCAATGGTGACCGGCTCGATCAGGTCATTGAATAGCACGTCGTCGCCTTCGTGTATCATGCCGTGACCTAGCCGATACGGAGTGGCGGTCAGTCCAACTACACGGATATGCGGATTGATGGCTTGCAGGTCTTTGATAAAGGCCCGGTACTGCCCCTGCTGTGCGTGGCTGACCATGTGGCACTCATCAATAAAGATCAGGTCTACATGGCCAAGAAGGCGCGCTTTCTTGTGTATGGACTGAATGCCGGCGAAGGTTATCGACTCATAAAGCACCTTCTGGCCAAGGCTGGCAGAGTATATCCCCATCGGCGCATTCGGCCAGACTGACCGCATCTTCTCGGCGTTCTGTTCGATCAATTCCTTGACGTGCGTCAACATCAGGACGCGAGTCTCTGGCCATTGCTGCAAGGCGTTATGGATCAGGCTTGCAATGATAAGGCTCTTGCCGGCACCCGTCGGCAGGACAAGGCATGGATTGCCGGCATCATGCTCACGGAACCAGTCATACAGTTGGTCTATGGCGCGATTCTGATAATCGCGGAGCTTCATCCGTCAATCCTCGCATCAAAGGCGGCACGCATATCCATCATGGTCGCATCGGCATTAGCGCAGCCTACCGGGTTAGCGACAATCTCGCGGCTTGTGAATGCAGGCGGCGCACCATTCAGCACTTCCTTTCCGTCAATGACATAAATCAAGTGCGTACCCTGTTCGGTAGGCTTGTACTGCCATGACACAAGGTCGGGATGGATAACGTGCGACTCACAGCCGGCGCGCTGTGCGTCCATGTCGGGAATGACAGACTGCCAGCGGGCGCAGGTAGCGGATCCGTCGCGCTCTGCTGTGAAGTGGGCGCAGGTTCGGCAGTTGATATCAGGCAGTCGCTTGTGGCCATGGCACAGGTCAGCGGCTGCACAGAACTTGCATTGATACCAGGTAGGGTCGGCGCTGATAGGCTCCGGCATTCGGTCGCTGGCAATGATGCGCTGTGCGCGGTCGGCCAGCCTTTCGGCTTCGTCTTTATCCAGCCGGACGCGCTCGGTATAGATGCGGTCATCGTCTTTGCAGACGGCGAAGTACAGGGCGCGGTCAACTGACATTCGCGCCATGTAGGTCTGCATCTGGGCGTAGTGCATTGGCTTAGATGCCTTGACGCCTTTGGCCACGACGTCATTAAACGACTTCAGGCTGTGCGTCTTGGCTTCCAAGACATGCGGCTTTGTCGGGGCTTCTGGGATGCCAGCCAAGACCATGCCGTCAATCGAACCAGCGAAGTGGCCATCACGAAACCCGTACTGACGGCCAGTGCCGTCTGCGTCCATGACCTCGCAGCCAGCGGCGCGAAGGTCGGAAATTACACCGGCTTCCTCATTGTGGCCACGACGGAACAAGCGAAGGATGCGGCCCTGGAATTGCTCGGGGCAGGCCCAGCGGAACGACAGCCACAGATAGCGGTCACAGTGATGGCCGATCTGTGACGCGCCAAGGTGGCCGCGACTCGGCTCACTGGCGGATTCCAGTGCTTTGTATATGCGGTCGGCAAGTGTATCGGATGGCGGGGGAATTGCTGCCATGGTGTGAGGCTCCATGCGAGGGAAAAGATGGGGCCATTGCTGGCCCCGGTTGCTCTTACTTCTTTGCCCAAGGCGGGGCGGATGCGCTGGCAGGCTGTGAGACTGCACTAGATGGCGCAGGGAACGACGGCGCAGGCGCGGCGCTACCATTGCCAGCCTTGTACGCCTTCACCTCGTTGCCGGCTTCATACTGGCCGTCTGCTGGCTTGATGGCGAGCTTGACGACAAGGCTACCGCCGATGAGTTGGTCAGTGTCCGACAGCGTAGCCAGCCCGATAGCGCGCATAATGTCGCCCAACTGCTGCCGGCCAATTTCTTCAGCCTTTGGCGACTTATTGCGGATGTTCAGATTGGCAAAGATGGTACGGCCGACATGAGTTGGCCCGCTCACCTTCATCTTCATCTTGATGTACTGGCCCTGTCCGTCCTTGGTCGGATTGACGTCGGCTGACTCAATCGTGACGCTGTAATCGCCGGCCGGCAGCGGCTCAAAGTTGCCGGACTGGCCAACGGGAAGGTCTGCTGCATTGATTGGGGTATCGAGAAATGCCATGAGTTATTGCTCCTGTTCGATTGCAAAAGATGGCCGACCGGCCGTGGTTGTGATTGCGCCAGCCAGTGCGCCGGTTATTTCCGGGGATGCTGCTTTCCATTCCTTCATATTGAGTTCTGGCTTCCAGCGGAACAGAGCCGACAGCGTGTCGTGACCGATGCCGGATTCCAGCGCCAGTTCCTGCAAGGCTTCGGCGTCAACCTTGCGAGTCATGCGGCAAGTCACCTTGACCTTGTAGTCCGCAGCCTCTGTCGTCTGCTGACCTTCGATTGCCGGATTGATGCGCAGAGCTTCTGCCATCTGGTCCTCAATCTGCCGGCGGCGCTCTTGTGCTGCTGTTTCTTCTGCCTTGGCGTCAATCCACTGAGCGGCAAGGAACGGCAAATCATCTTTGATGAATGTCACGACTCACCCCCGATCTTGCGAATGATTGCGCCAAGGTCCGGCATTTCCCATGCATCCAGGCGGCCGGATCGGTCTTTGGCCTGCCACAGCCCGTCCGATTGTGTCATCAGGGCGCGCACCGGCTGGCCGTCCTCGCCTTTCTCGACACGCAAGGCAAGTACCTCATCAAAGAAGTACGGCAGCGCCTGGCCAGTCTTGTTACCCGGCATGGACGGCGCATACATCACCCGGCCCTGTTCATCTGTCGACTTCTCGCACTTGGCGGAGAAATACACATGACGGCCCGGCAGGTCACGAAAGGAACGGATGATATCCGTCATCTGCTCCTGCATTGCCCCGTAGGCTTGGCGCGGGTCTTTGGTCAGCTTCTTTTCAGTGTTGAGCACAACCTCTGCAATCTCGCTGATACTGTCGAGCGCGACGGACTGAAACGGATGCGCCTCGCTTGATTCTGACAGCCAGCGGTACGCCTCCTGCAAGGCTTCCATTGAGTTGATTTCGATAAAGGGAAGGTCAGCGCCGGCAATAGACAGAAGTCCGCCTTCTGCTGACAAGATGATTGGGTCCGGCATGGTAGCGATAAGCGATGTTTTGCCAGCGCCTGCATGACCGTACACCAGAAACTTAACGCCAGAGGCGTGCAAGCCGCCTGTGCGCTTCAGACTGATAGCCATATTGTATGTCCTGTTGTATCCCGGTCGGGTAATTCCGTTCGGGCATGTGCGCACAATAAACGCTTGCAACTTGCTCTGTCAACAGTATATTGTGCGAAAAGTTAAACCGGAGTCTCGAAAAATGCTATCCATAGAACAAATGCGCGAATTACTGCAAGACCGAATATACAAAGCCCTTGAGTCTAACAGCGAGCCTAGTCGCGGCCACTTGGGCGCGTCACAGATCGGCCATCACTGTGATCGCTATCTATGGCTGTCATTCCGTTGGGCCTGCCCCGAGCAATTCCAGGGCCGCATCCTTCGCCTGTTTCGTCGCGGCCAGAATG